AGTACACTGGAGAGCCTGGAGTCTTGGCTAAAGGGAAAGGCGGGTGGATGAAAACCTTGTCTACAGAAGTGATGTCGGAGTATGGCTATGAAAAAGCATAATATTGTTGTTGTTGTTGGCGCTGTTGTTTATTTATTTTTTCTTATTAAGTTGTTTCTATGAAAAGAACTGAACAGGAAGAGATTAAGAGAGACAAAGCGAAGGCTGTAAAGAATTCTGGTCGTGGTCTAAGGAAGGGCGATGCTTCGTTGAATAAATTCTTACTTGATTATAAGCATAATGAAAGAACTTTTACTCTTACATTAAAAGCTTGGAACAAAATGCGTAAAGACGCATGGAATGCTAGCTATAAATATCCATGTATTTCTGTTGTATTCGGTGAGAACTCCGAGACAAAGGTTGCTATAATAGACTGGGAAGTGTTTCAAGAGCTAGTGAAGGGAAGCGAGTATGAGTAAGAAGTATAAGTATAGTTTTTTCTGTGATAAATTGTCTGGCTATAAATCAATTGGTTTTGGCATTGGGCATGATGATGGGTATATCGGATTGTATATATTATTTTGGATGGTCGGAATCCAAAGAAAGATGGTAGCAGCGTGAGTCAATATGGTAATCCAATGTTTTTCCAGATTTTAGAAGAGCTACGGGCTCTTCACACAAAGAAAGGGCAGGATTATGGCACTGCGAGCGATCCTCTTGCTAATGTTCGTGCGTCAGTTGATTGGGGTGTCCCAGGTTGGGTTGGTACTTTAATCCGAGCAAATGATAAAGTAATTCGCTTGCAGAGTGCGGCTAAGGGAAGTAAATTAGTCAATGAAGGTGTTGAAGATTCTCTTATAGACCTTGCATCATATGCAATCATTGCTCTTGCATTATATCGTGAAGATAACGATATGAAGCAGGCTGTTGTTGTTACAGAGGATCTAAGAAAGAGCCTACATGCCTGATATTATTGTTGATACAGTCTTTTTATCTGAACAAATGGGTGATAAGGCAAAAGAGTTTACAGAATGTATTCGCATTGTCCAAGACATCATTGAGAATCCTGACCATTATATTGGGATGCAAGCAATTAAGTATGCCAATATGTTGGCTGGTTATAGAACACTTATGATTGTAAAATCACAAGCATTTAAGAGAAGGTCTAGTATTATGAGCGAGCAGGACAAGTTCGTTAATGATGTATGGAAAACCATGTATGAAGCATTATCCGAAAATATTAACGCCCTTAAACTGGCAGCAAGAGGAACAAACTCATGAAAGCAATACAGCAATTAAGAGCACCGAAAGCAGTTGCTCCTGTTGATGGTCCAGTAGTAATGGCAGATTTAGTTGAAGCGATTAATGACCACTTAGCGTTGAGAAACACTCCTAATTTTAAAAAAGTTAATGGTTTCCACCCCAGTTATACAAACCAATGCGCTCGCTATTGGTACTATATGTTTGAAGGGGTAGAAGTAACCCCGTCATTTAGCTCCCAGACTTATCGTATTTTTGATAACGGTCATGCCGTTCACGAAAGACTTTACAGTTATCTTAGGGGGATGGGTATCCTTGTTGGGGAAGAAATTAAAGTTAATCATACTGATCCCCCAATTGAGGGCACTGCAGATGGTATAATTAATTGGTATGGCGAGAAACTAATTGAACTTAAATCAATAAGTCAAGAAGGTTTCCATTACAGACAACTGCATAATAAACCTAAAGATGAACATTACCGACAAGCCCAAATTTACATGGAATGCCTGAACTTGGATTCTGGCTTTGTAATTTACGAAAACAAAAACAACCAACAAATTCTCCCAATCTTTATTGAGAGGGATCAACCGTTTATTGATAAATTATTTAAAAAATATAGGAAGTTCCATGGCTCTTATCTGAGCAAGGAAATTCCAGTGCAACCATATAAGAGGACATCGGCTAACTGTAACTCCTGCGATTTGGTTGCCCACTGCTGGGCAGGAGGAGATCGTAATGATGAAGAGAAGGGGAACGAGCCTTTTTAATTTATGCGAAAGCGTAAATGGACAATGAATCTTTAAAGATTTGTGCTTATGAAGATTGTGGTAAAGAGTTTCATGCAAAAGTTTATAATGCTATTTATTGCTCTGCTGAGTGCCGTAAGATTGTTACAAATAAAAATTTATTAGCGAGTTATTACGAAAAGAAAGCTAATAAAAACAAGAAAAGAATTTGTAAAACAAAAACATGCACTGCTGTATTATCTATATATAATAAAGAAACTATTTGCGAGCAATGTAAAAGAAAGCGTTTTGTAGACAGGCTAGTCTCATGGGGCTGGTCTGAAGAGAACGCTAGGCGTGGTATGGATTGAGCATCAAATCGCTTATCTCGTCTGTAAAAGAAACTAGGGTGCTTGCCATTGACCCGTCTTCGCACTCTCTTGCTTGGGTTATTTATGATGTCACTATGGATAATATTTCTTTAATTGCGTGTGGAAAGATTGATTATAAGAAAGACAAAAATATCTCAGTAAAGTTTGCGATCATTGACAAAGGTTTGTCCAGTATAGTTAAAGAGTATTCCCCTAAACATGCAATAATTGAGCAATCAATTTATGTTCAGAACTTTGAATCAAGCAGGATTATATCTTATATAATTGGCTATAGCTGGGGTGTTATAAGCGCTGGTAGTTGCACAGTCTCTGATGTTAACCCTCTAGTTTGGAAAGCTGGTATCGGCTATAAGAATCTGGGAAAGAAGGATAAAGAGATTTTTATGAATGATGGGAAGCCAGGTGCTCTCCAGATAAAATTAAAGAATGAAAGAAAGCGCAGAGTTCGCATACTTGTATCAAAATATTTTGCTACGGGTGATATTGGTATCAACGATGATGATATTATAGATGCAGCAGGTATTGGCTTATGGTACGCAACAAAAAAGATACAGCAGGCTTCTAATGGCTAATGAACCGTATAAGGATAGATCATTTCTTTACGATATGTATGTCCAGAGAAGAATGAATTTAACTGATATCTGCAAAGTATTAAAGGATACATACAACATTGAGGTAACACCGCAAGCTCTTTATAACTGGGTAAAGAAATATGATTTGCTTAAGTTTAGAGGAAAAGGAAGAAGTCTTACAACGGCTGGTCCTAAGAGAGCGAAGTCTGCGGCTCAAGTTGATGCTGAAAAGCGCAAAAGAGAATTACGCAAGAGAAGTGAACTACAAAGAAAGAGGATGGGAAGATGAGAAGAAGTGTAACTACTAAAGATATCGCCAACTTTGCAAAGCTTGATATGATTTATAATCAAGTTAGAGTGATTGAGGCTAAGCAAAATGAAACTAAGTTTAAATGTCTTGGCTCTGGTGAGTGCTGTAAAATCGGTCTGGTTATTCACATGGCTGAGTGTGCAAATATTGCTTTTAAATTGCGTCAGCAATACTATTTGTATCTTGAAGATAAAGGTCGTATATTCGCTGAGAAGTGGATGAATGAAGTAATCTCTGACCTTACTGGTGCGATGTATGACAAGGATTGGGTTGCTGGTGGTGAGACTACTCGGCATTGTGCGTTTTATAAAGGTGGTTGTACCGTCTATGGTTATAGACCGATGGTGTGCAGAACATTTGGAACAATCACAACTGTAGACAACTATTGCCCAAGAATTAGAAACGCTAATGGCGCTATTGAATATTTCACTGGTGACTCTGTTATCAGTACTATTAAGATGTTCCAGAATTATTTAAAAGATTTCACTGAAGGTAAAGACGAAGGCTACAACATGGTTGTTTATATGCCTTTGGGGGTTTTAAGCTTTTTGCTTGAGTCTGAGGAATTAATTGAACTTGAAGATACTACTGACAAAAAGTTTTGGGCTGGTGTCCAAGGATGGCACAACTACAGAGTAGAGTTTACAAAGCTTCATGGTTATGATAGAGATGATTTAGAGAAGGTCGCTGATTTCACTGGAGTTCCATTATCATTCCCAAAATTCACCAAAGAGGATTGAGTAATTGATTTTCTGGAATAGTGGGGGAGCAGCTAGGGCTGGAGAAGGCTACGGCGATTCTTCTTTAAATATTATTTCTAATTTAATAAAACATGGCGTTCCCATTTCTGAGTTCGCCCCAGATCTTCCAGAAGAAATACAGAAATTAGATTTTGGTATTAACTATATGAGTGTTAATACAAATACTAATAGCCCAATCATAATCAACAACTGTCTCCCAGATGGTTATGTCCGTGGTTCTAAGTATTCAATTGGCTTTACTTACTGGGAAACAAATGCTTTAAGAAAAGACTGGGTTGACTCCATGAACAACATGGATGAGATATGGACTACATCTAAGTTTATGAAAGATGTTTTTATTAAATCTGGTGTTACTAAACCTGTTTACTCTTTTAGTCTAGGAGTAGATCCAGAGCTGTATTCACCAAGTAAGGTGAAGCGTAATAGACCTTTTACATTTATGAACATAGGTTCTCCATCAACAAGAAAAAATTCTCAAATGGCTGTTGATGCATTTATACATCTTTTTGCTCGGGATGAGAATTATAAACTTATTTACAAATCTAATGGTCCGCCAGACGCTCGCCTTAGCAAAGGTACAAGCAATATGTCATCTATTAAAGATCATCCTAGAATTGAGGTTATAGATTGGAAATTAAGCGATAGCCTTCTTTCTGCATTGTATGATGAAGCGGACTGCTTATTGTACCCAACAAGCGGCGAAGGGTGGGGTTTAATTCCTTTTCAAGCGATAGCGAAAGGTATCCCAACGATTTGTACAAACGCTACTGCTTGCGAAGAGTACGCAGAGTTGTCTGTTCCTCTAGATTATAAGTGGTCTAAAATTAATATGACTGGTATCTATGATAATACTGGAGAGTGGGCAGAGCCAAATTTTGATGATTTGTGTGATAAAATGTTATATGTAACAAAAAACTACGATGAAGTCTTGAACAAGACTTTAGCTGGTGCTCGGCATATTAACGAGAATATGACTTGGGAAAAAGTAACAAAGGAATACGCTGAAAGATTATGTCAGATATTGAACGATACGAGGGTGTAACCCTAATAGAAGAATTAAAACATGTTGAAGAGGCTGGTTTGCTTTTTGTTAAAGGCTATAACTACTCTGAAATATCAACACTCCTTTCTTTAAGTGTTGATAAAGCTAAATCATATGTTGTAGAATATAAAAAGATTCTTAATAGACAGGCTGAGGCTGACCCTTATTTTCTAGAAAAGCTACAGTTCAATACAATAAAAGCTTTACAAGAGTTTGACCAATTGAGCAAGGAAGCTTGGGAAACTATTAACATCGCTACCGATCACGGTATGATTCCTGCAAGAATTCAAGCTATTAAATTAGCTGGCGAGTTGGCT